CAGGACAGCTTCACCATCACAAAGAATGATATAAGGAATAAGCATACAGATAGCTTCATTTACTTTTCAGGTATTAAGACAGCTTCTGGTGACCAGACCGCCAAACTTAAATCTATTAGCGGAATAAATACTTTCGTACTAGATGAAGCAGAGGAGCTGCTAGATGAAGAGAGCTTCGATAAGATTGACTATTCTATACGGGCTAGGGGAGTTAAAAACCGAGTCCTGTTAATCCTAAACCCTACTACTAAGGAGCATTGGATATACCAGAGGTTCTTCCAGAACAGAGGTATACCAGATGGATTCAACGGCACACAGGATAACGTCACCTACATACATACTGACTACAGAGATAACATAGAAAACTTATCGGAGTCGTTTGTGAATCAGGTTAAGGATATGAAAATACGTAGACCAGATAAGTATAAGCACCAGATACTAGGAGGATGGCTACAGAAGGCTGAAGGTGTGGTATTCGATGACTGGCAAATGGGTAGGTTTAATGAAGAGATGCAACTAACCTGTTACGGACTAGATATTGGATTCAGTAGGGATGAGAGCGTACTTACTAAGGTGTCTATAGATAAGCAGCGTAAAATCATTTGGGTTAAGGAGATGTTCTATAAGAAGGGTCTGGTGACCTCTAACATATATGATCTATGCCAAAGGCACGCAGGTAAGCAGCTAATAGTCTGCGATAGTAGTGAGCCTAGGCTTATCGCTGAACTAAATTCTAGGGGTCTTAATGTAACGCCAACAGTAAAGAAGAAAGGTTCTATCTTAGCAGGTATAGCCCTTATGCAGGACTACAATATAAACTTAGATGGCGAAAACCTAGTCAAAGAATTTAACAACTATGTATGGGATGTCAGGGGTGTAAAGCCTAGAGATGCCTATAATCACGGTGTAGATTCTATGCGTTATGCTATTGAGTATCTGTTACTTAGAACAAATCCAAAAGGGATGTATGTAATAAAGTAAAAGAAAGTTTTGGTATATTGAGATATATTTCTATATTTGAGTCATAAATTTTGTTTCATAGATTTAATTTTGGTTAATTATCATTAAACCCCTAGTTTTTGTCTTCTGGGGGTTTTTTGTTTCAATTATTTTGGTAGTTCGAAAAAAGGTTATATATTGCACCTAGTTAAACACATAAAAGGAAACAAAATGAAAGTAAATGACATTATCTACACTAGCGGAGGTTACGAGCAAACCAACGTTAATTTCTACAAAGTAGTAAGGAGAACAAAAGCATCAATCGAACTTATGCCTATCGATAAATCTAAAACAGGTAGGACTGAATGTAATGGGCATTGGGTTGAGGTTGTGCCTAACGCTAATGTATCTAGCAATAGACTTTTTATGCGTAGATATAAAGATGGAGATACTTATGTTAAGATACATAATCAGTACGGTGGAGTAGGATATCTTTGGGACGGTAAACCTCAATTAGAGACTCACCCATTATTCGGACATTAAAAGGAAGTAATAACTAATAAAAGGAAACACAATGAACAAATTACTATTTCAAATTATCGACAGCCTAGTATCTACAGGCAAAATCTTTTCAGCTAGTTTTACTAAGGCTGACGGAACACAGCGTACAATGTCTTGTAGAGTTGGCGTACAGAAAGACCTAAAGGGTGTAGGGCTGCAATACGATAGACGTAAGGCACACAATATAGTTGTATGGGATATGAACGCCAATGGTTACAGAACTATTAAGACAGACCGCTTAAATTGGATTCAGATAGAAGGCGAGAAGTATAATTTTGATGAAATATGAAGAAAGAAACTAGAGGTGCAAAAGATTCGCCTCCAATGCCTAGTGATTTCTGGCATTATGCTTACAATCCTATAACAGGATTTCCAATAGAGAATAAGAGATCAAAAACAGTATTTAGAAAGATACCATATGAGAACAAAGAAGAATAGTTACGGAGATGATGTGTATGCAAACTACTACACAGAGAAAGAAGTGGCTCTTATGTCGAGCTTAGTAACTCACCACATAAAGACATTGGAAGGTCTCTTAGATAATGGAGAAGTAGCGTTGCCAGACCATAAGAAGTGGATGTATGAACTAGAAGATAAATTAGAATTATAAATTATGAACCAACCAGAAGATTTCAACGTAGAGGTAAAAGAAACCAGTAGAGAAGACTACTACTCTTTGAGCATAACCTATCCGAACTCAAAGCCTATAGAGATAACGCTAGAGCGATCAGAGATTAGATATCTCATAGAGAAGCTAGACAACGCAATATAAATGTGAATTCAATACCCTTGTGAATTTAATACCCTTGTGAATCTAATAGGGTCAAATGTGAATTCAATACCCCCCTTAGTTGGGGGTTTCTTTTTTCCATATACTATGCGTGCATAGTACTTTTGCGTTTTTACGCTAATTTGTTACAGTCCTATTATATATATAAGGCTTATTTAGAATGAATATAAATAGCGCTTTTTCGCTAATAATATTTTGCAGTTGGAAAAATTATGCTACATTTGTACCAATAATTAACACAAACAAAAATTTATTTATTATGAGATTCGAAATTTTAGATAACAGGCAAGGACAATTAGAAGCAGACAATATAAAAGAATGTAAATATTTTGTAGCTTCTTTAGATACTGACCGCATCATAGGCGTATCATCAAAAGCATTCGCAAAAGAGATTATAAAATATTGGCAAGATTGGGATTTTGGGCAATATGATGAAGACTCAAATATTAACTTAAATTCTCCAGGGAAATTAATAAATTAAAAACAACAATTAACACTAACTTAAATTTATCAATTATGAACAACAAAGAAAACACATTTACAACAGTACAAAAAATCCAAATTAGTTTAATGGTTTTTACCTTTCTTTACTTTGGTACTCATTTGCTTATATATTTAGGCGCTTAATTAATCACTAACTAACAAAAAGACAAAAAAATGAAATTACCACAATTAAACTATTACAGAAAAAACAAAGTAAGAGAAAGTTTAAACACCATCTTTAATGAGGCTAAAAACAAAGAAATTAAGAGCGGCAAAAGTTGGTACAATACCGCCCACGAAATTTGTTTAAAGCTACAGCAAGACAATAAAAACGTTTTTACCTTAGAACAGGTTGCCGGTGTATTGAGCGCATTAAGTCCCCGCAATAAGTGGGAAAGAAATATTTTAGATTGCGCCAATGTTTTAAGAGCGGTNNTACAGGAGGCTGAAAAAGTCGGTTTAGCTGGATACGAATTTCAGGCGGTAATTTGGGAAGCATTAAGAAATAAAAATTTATACTAATGAAAAAAATAAAAGAAATAGTTAGTAATTGTTGCGGTGCATCATTACACTACATTTATAATGATGTTTGCACCCAATGCTTAGAACATTGCGAACCTGTAGAAATATAAACAATATGAGACCACTGCAAAAGAGAAACTTTATTGCATATTATATAGAAATAAAGTTAAAGGAAAGAGATGAGAATTTCAGCCTATCCGATATGATACAAAAAATAAGCCAATTTAGATATACAGAACAGGCGCACAATTTTGAGCAATACGAAAAGGAAATCTTACAATATTACAAAAGTATTGAGGATGATAATCCCGAACAGACGTATAAGGAAACATTAATACAAAAAAACATCATATAATGAAACTAACAAACAAACGAATTAATGCTAAAATAAAGCATCTTAACAACGTTTTAAATAGTGACCCTATTAAGCCTATAAAAGACAAAGCCGAACGCCTAAAAACGTTTTATATTAGGTTATTAGATCCAGTACAAAGAGAAAGAGAATACCAACACCGAAAAGAATTGGCAGCAGCTTTAGAAAGTAGCTTAATTATATGGAACGACAACACTACTACAATAAATATAAACGGAAAAATAATTACAATATGAAAGAAGTTCAAAGAATAGTAAAAGAATGTATTNNACTAAAAGAGATCGACAAACTAAAATAAAATTAATGAGGTTTTAAGATTAACATATTAATTTATAAGGGGGAATTTATCCCCCTTTTTTTTGTGCTATATTTTTGTAACTTACTGTAAATCATTGTAAGTGGGATTAAAAAATGATGAATTGCTAGCTCGATCCATCCTAACATCGATTTTAAGGCACTTTTAAGCCGTTTTCCTGCACTTTTACCTATTGGGTGGTGTATTGGTATA